CTACGGGCACGTTGGCATCATCCGCTGCACTTGCAGCAAGCGCCTTGGTCATCGGCGGCGGGGCTGGCGCGGCTCCAAGCACCACAACCACTGGTACGGGTGTCGTCACAGCACTAGGTGTAAACACAGGCACTGCCGGGGCGTTTGTCGTCAACGGCGGGGCACTCGGCACACCCAGCAGCGGCACAGTGACAAACCTGACCGGCACTGCCAGCATCAACATTAACGGCACTGTCGGGGCTACAACGGCGAATACGGGTGCGTTTACTACTGGGGGTTTCTCAGGCGCACAGACTAATGGTGGTAATTTGACTCTTGGTGCTAACGCACTAATTCAAAGCGCATCCGGTTATATCGCTATAGGTGGAACATCGGCCTCGTTGTATTTAGATACTAGTACCGGAAATGTCGTCATCCGTCCGGGAGGAAGCACAGTCGCAGAGGCTTCCTCCACCGGCCTAGCAGTCACCGGGACGCTGAGTGCTACGGGCGCTGTCACCCTCTCAGGCGGCACAGCCAACGCCGTGGCTTTTCTCAACGGCAGCAAGGTGCTAACCACGGGGACTGCGCTGACGTTTGATGGGGCGGTGCTTACCAATAACCAATCGTCTGTGTCAGTGGGCACTTTGCTTAACCTGCAAAACACAACAACTGGCTCGTTTATACAGTTTTCTCAACCCGGTGTTGCAAACTTGTTTTTTGGCTGTCCAAACGCTGATGCTTTTACTTGGAGAACTTTTGGCAGTGGTACATATCCTGAAAAAATGCGTCTTAACGACACCAGCCTAGCAATCACCGGGGCGCTGAGTGCTACGGGAAATCTAACAGTCTCGGGAACTGGCCCTCATGCTATTGGTGGGGCAACGAATCTAAATCGGCAATTTTTAGTTACAGGGGCATTTACCGCTTCATCGAACGCTTATGGATTAGCAGTTACAAGTAGTTTAACACCGTCAGTAGGAAGTGAAGCGTTTCTTTTATCAACTGAAGGTACGCTTAACAAAGCAGGTTCAGGAACCCACGCCAATTTTGGTTCTGCAATATTCTACCCTCCCACCATCGTCGCAGGCGCAGCCACTATTACAAATGCAAGTACGCTAAAGATTACTGGCGCACCAAGTGCAGGAACAAACAACTACGCGATGTGGGTCGAAAGCGGCGCTGTAAGACTTGACGGCAACACAGCAGTCACCGGGACGCTGAGTGCTACGGGCACATTAAGCGGCGGCACAAGCGGCACAGGATATAGCTTCAGCGGCAGTGCGCCAGCAAATAGTTTGGCGCTGACATCTGGCGGAAATGTAGGTATTGGTACAAGTTCGCCAGTCAGTCTTTTAGAAACACAAGGCTCATCCGCTGGAAAAATTGGAATTACCGTAACCAACAATAGTGCGTCTGCTGGCCCAGCTTATATTGCGTTTAAAGGTTACGACTGGGTTCGTTCTGCAATTTGGCATGACAGGGCAATTGGTCCACCTTTGCAATTTGCAATCAATCCAAATACTACTGACTTAACTGTTAATGGTTGCATTGTGGCGGCTACTTTTGACGCAAGCGGTAACTTGGGTGTTGGGACGACTTCGCCTACACAACGTCTTGATGTCCATTCAAGCACGGCGGGGTCGCCGAACGCAAGGTTTATTGACAATTCGGGAGTTGGGGGTGGAGGGCGTGGAGGCGGTATTTCAATGGGCGGAACCAGCAATGACACTGGCCCAGTACTTACTGAATATGCCAAAATTCTTGGCCTCAAAACAAATTCTACCCAAGGAAACACGCAGGGCGGTCTTTTAATTCAAGTTAATGATGGCACTGCATTTGCAAACGCCATGTCTATTGACTCCACCGGTAACTTGCTGGTGGGGGTTGCCCCTGCAAACGCAAACGGCGGTGTGCTGCAACTGAAAAGCGGGATTACATTCCCTGCCACGGCGGTTGCATCGACAGACGCCAACACGCTGGATGACTATGAGGAGGGGACTTGGACGCCTAGCGTTGGAGGGACAGCCACTTATGCCATACAAGAAGGCAGGTACACCAAAATTGGCCGTCAAGTCACCATTCAAGGAATCATAGAAATCTCAACTATTGGCACAGGGTCTGCTACGACAATATCTGGTTTGCCTTTTACGGTGAGCGGAGTAACGACGATGGCGGTAGGTTATTTTGCAAACCTTGCCTCATCGGTAGTGTTTATCTCTGGTCGTGTAGATAACGCCACAACAAATATAGTTTTTAGTACGCTTGCGGCGGCAGCTACTGGCTCAACACTTGGTGGCTCCATAATGGGGAGTTCTACCAGAATAGATTTTTCAGGCTCTTATTTTGTTTAATTAACTGCCTTGGGCCGCATAACGGGACGCTGCCACCCGCTTCTGGCAGCACATTGAAAGGACACGAAATGGAAAACAAAAAGCCCCAGATCGTCACGATAGACGGTGTTGAGCATGATGCCAATACCTTTACTGAGCAGCAAATTTTGTTGCTGAACCACACCATCGACTTGGATCGCAAGATTGGCTCGACCCAGTTTCAGCTTCAGCAACTCCAAGTCGGCAAGGATTCGTTCTTCAAGCTGCTCAAAGAGGCGCTGGAAACCCCTGAAAAACCCGGCCTTAACGACTAATGAAACCCGCCCCGTTCCCCGTCCTGCTTTTCCTGAAAGCCAGCAACTCGCTTGCAATCACGATGCCGTGGAAGACCGTCTACTGCCGACCCGGACAGGAAAACAACTACGCACTCGCCGCCCACGAAGCGGTGCATGTGTCACAGATTGAGCGGGACGGGGCTATCAAATGGACGGTGAAGATTTTCTACTACCTGATCAGGTACGGTTATTTAAAAAGTCCGTATGAGGTCGAGGCCCGGTTGAAAGCCGGTTACTGATGCCGAATGCAGCATAATTGATGAGGGCAAACCGCTGGCCCAAACAGCGGCAATTACACGGAGAGTTTGAAATGGAAAAAATTGCTTTGTCAACGCAACTGGTGAACGCAATCCTGCAATATTTGGGCAATCAACCCTTTGTTCAGGTGCAGCAACTGATCAACGGCATCCAGACGGAAGCTCAGGCTCAAGTCGCTCCTGCCGACGTGACGGCCGTAGAGTAAAACGGAAATTGCCTCATGGAACAAATTCAGGAACTTGCCACTGAAACCGACAAGCGTTTAAGTGTTCACGAGGCAATTTGCGCTCAACGATACGAGGTTATTCAGACCCGCTTTGATGAAGGCTCCAAGCGCATGAGCAGGATTGAATACCTGCTTTACGCACTCATCGCGGCCGTGCTGCTTGGCCCCGGCGTAGCAGCCGAGTTTGTCAAGAAGTTGATTGGAATATGACATGATCCCAATTGTTGCCTCGCTACTCGGGACCCTAGCCTCCAGCGGCTTGGGTCTTTTGTCTTCTGCGATCCAAGCGAAGGGCAAGGAGGTTGTTGAGAACGCTCTTGGCGTCAAGATTTCCGACAACCCCAACCCTGAAGAGGTCAGCAAGCTGCGCCAGCTTCAGTTCGACCATGAGGAGCGCCTGCTTGAGCTGGGGATTGAAAAGGCCCGCCTTGAGCAGGAGGAGCTAAAAACCCTGCTTGCGGCTGCCGCTAACGAAGACGACAACGTCAGCAAGCGCTGGGGGGCTGATATGGCCTCCGACTCGTGGTTGTCCAAGAACGTGCGTCCCGGGACCCTTGTGTACCTCTTGACGGCCTATGTGATCTTTGCCCTGCTTGATGGTGCCGGGTACAAAATCAGCGAGTCCTACGTCAACCTGCTTGGTCAGTGGGGCATGCTAGTCATGACGGCTTATTTTGGTGGCCGCACGGTTGAGAAAATTGTGGAAATGCGCAAAGGAGGCAAGGGATGAGTCTCAGCGACGAACAGGCCGCTTTCCTACTGGATGCCTGCAAACTGATCCAGCACGCCACAGAGGCCGGTTTTAAGGTCACTGGTGGCGAACTAGCCCGTACCCCCGAGCAGCAGGCCATCTACGTCAAGACGGGTCGCTCCAAGACGCTTAACTCGATTCACCTCAAGCGCTGCGCCATCGACTTGAACTTCTTCAAGGATGGGCAGATAATCTGGGACAAGGGAATTCTTGCGCCCCTCGGTGCATATTGGGAGTCCCTGCACCCCAAAAATCGTTGGGGCGGGTCATTTAAAACGCTGGTCGATTGCCCGCACTTTGAGCGCAACGTCGGATAACGGAGAACAAAATGACTGTCGCAGCCGTAATGACGTACACCAGTTTGGTCAACGACATTGAGACCTATCTGGAGCGTACTGACGACCAAACACTGGACAAGATCCCGCAGTTCATTATGCTCGCGGAACAGATCATTGCGGCTGAGATCAAGTTTCTTGGCAACCTGACTGTCGTTACAAGCAGCATGGTGGCGTCCGATAACGTAATTGCCAAGCCAGCCCGCTGGCGCAAGACGGTCTCAATGAACGTGACCGTGGCAAACAAGCGCCAGCCGGTGCTGCTGCGGACCTACGAGTACATCCGCGAGTATTGGCCAAACCCAACCTCAACGGACGCGCCGTTATTCTTTTGCGACTACGACTACACGCACTGGCTGGTGGGTCCTACTCCAACATTGGCCTATCCCTACGAGGTCCTGTACTACGAGCGAGTGCAGCCCTTGGACACCTCGAACCAATCAAACTGGTTCACCCAGTACGCGCCTCAAGCGCTGCTGTACGGCACTTTGCTGCAGGCCATGCCGTTCCTCAAGAACGACGAGCGCATGCCTATGTGGCAAAGCAATTACGACAGGATCATTGAAGTCCTGAAGACGGAGAACGTCACTCGTGGCGCTGATCGTCAGGCGATTGCGAGGGATTCATGAGCTTTACCAGTCCATTCACGGGTCAGGTTATCCAGCCGACCGACGTTTCATACCGATCAATCACGCTGTCCGCAGACAGTACGCTGTCGTGGCCAATCAACGGCAGCGACACAGACAACGCAGCCGCCCGGGTTATGGACGTCACGTCGCTCTCAAGCGGCTTGGTGCTTGCGGGCGTCACCGTTGCAGGCACAGCCGGGCAGTGCTCTTGCACGGCCACTCCAAGCCTGTTTGTTGGCCAAGCCGTTGTTGTCACCGGGGTTTTGACTGGCACGTCAACAGGCATTGTCAGCGGCAACACCTACTACATCATTCTCACCAATGGCACGACCACCTTCACGCTGTCGGCTACTTCGGGCGGCACGGCGGTGTCCACCACGGCTGGCACGACCACTGGCCTGACGTTCACGCTGGACTCGTTCACTTTGGACATGCCGCCTGCCAATCAGGCGTCTGTGGGTATTGACGCGCTGTTTCGCAACGTCGGGTCCTACACCTTCACGGTTCGGACCTACGTTGGCGGCACTATTGTTACGATCGCCCCCGGCGAGGCCAAGTACATCTACCTGACCACCAACGCCACCACGGCGGGCACATGGGGCCTCATAGCCTTTGGTGTAGGAACATCCAACGTTGACGCGGCTACCCTTGCTGGATTCGGCCTCAAGGCCATCTCCAACACCCTGAACGCTGCCAATGAGGTCAACACCTTTGCGTCAAACTACACCGCGCTTGATACGGACCGCGCCTCAACCTACGTTTGGACCGGCGGCTCCGGCACCCTCGCGCTGACGGCGGTCGCAACACTGGGCAACGACTGGTACATGATGGTCCGCAACGGCGGCACTGGTACTTTGACCATTGCCCCTGTCAGCGGTTTGATCAACGCCGCATCAACAATCGCCTTGCAGCCTGCTGACTCTTGTGTGATTTGCTGCTCCGGATCTGCCTTCTTTACCGTTGGCTTGGGCCGTAGCACTCAGT